AGCTTGTTCTAATGAGTTCTCTGATAATGCATCTTGCTCCGAGTGTGGGTCATCTATAATCAATAAGTCCGCACCACGGCCCGTGATTGCTCCGCCGACACCAGCAGCAAAATACTCACCACCCTGTGCTGTCTCCCAACGTCCTGCAGCTTTAGAGTCTTCTTGTAAAGTTGTTTCAAAAATTTTTTGATATTCAGGGGAGTCAATTAAATGTTTTGCTTTCCTTCCGAATCTAATTGCAAGTTCTCCTGTGTGGGTAGCTTGAATAATTTTTAATTTTGGTCTTCGACCTACCATCCACGCAGGCAGGAGGTAAGACGCAAATTCAGATTTTGTATGCCTAGGTGGCATATTCACAATTAATCTTTTTAATTCGCCTGTAGCTAATTTATTAAATTTTTCTGCAATGTGCCTGTGATGGGACCCTTCAATAAATTCAGGCCATACACACTTAACAAAAGATAGAAAGTCATTCTTGGCTTTGTTCTGTATCTTTTTTTGTGCATGAAGTAAACGAAGTCTTTTAAAGGTTCTTCTGACATCTGCAGGTAATTTTTCTATATTTACCGTATCTAAGTTCATGGTACCTACTTGAAAATGTTTTTAGCACCTATGGCTCTCTAGATCAAGGACTATAGGCAAAAGCAGTGGGACCCCTTTTTAGATCTTGGTGGGTGGGTGGGCCCGCGCGCAGCAAGCGTGCTGTCCGTTTTGGGTCCTACTTCGGTGCGTGGTTCGGGGTACGCGAAGCGCGAAGCGCGACACAACCTGTGGTTGATGAGTAGCCCCCGAAGGGGGCGACCCATTATGGACACGAAGTCTATTGACTTATCCTATATTCTATGGCAGTAGCTTTAGTCTAGCAATACCATATATGCTTTAGCATTGTGTTTTCTAAACCAGTTCAAGTTCTTACGAACCTTGTCCCATAGTTTAGAACCACCTGTCCCTAGTTCTTTGTCTTCAAGAGTGGCGAGTATTTCATATTTAAATATGTCGTCGTGTCTCTCGCTCTCCTCTTTTGTTAGTTCAATAGATTCACCTGTGAATCTATTTCTTCTTGTGTAGTCGTAGTTTGTTTTTGTTTCCATAGTCCTATATTATCCCAGTATTAAACTGTTGTCAAGTGTAATACCAAATAATAATTAGACCTAATCCAAAGCCCATAGCCATTTCCCATAGTTCCATTATATCTGCCTTATCTTCCACTTGCCTGTCGCGTGTCGCCAGTCGCCTTTATCTAAATCCCAGTAGATATATCTGTCTACACCATTTCTGTCTGTGAACAATCTACCTGCTGTGCCTATTGGGTTTGGCTCTTGTGCTTTTCTAGTTATAAACTTACTATACTTATTAGCAAAGTAAGTGATGTAAAAACTAGAAGGGGATTGATTCTTTTTCATCTGCCTCCTCCTCTAATTTCTCTATTTCCTCTTGGATTTTATTCTTCATCTCTTGCAAAGCTAATCTTTTAGCTGTGTTGATGAGTTTATCTGCTGTGTCCATTTTATCTCTTTCGTTAGTGTTTATAATTATAGGGAGTATATAGGATACTCCCTACAATGTCAAGTGTTAATTATACGGCTATTTGTTTTATTCTAGATGTATCCACAACCCAAGTAATGCCAATTTTCTTCGTGCAATTATCTAATGCTATTGCAATCGCTTTGTCATCACCACTTTCATAGACTATATCCATAGCTTTTTGTTTTACAGCTTCTAGTTGTGCAAGTTGTTCACCTTCAGGTCTGCGTCTCAACTCTCTATCAACCAGCTCTTTAGCCCACTCTGTTAATTGTTCTTCACAATCTCTCAAAGATATTTCTTCGCTATTTCTTATGTTATAAATAAGGGCTTTCTTTTCGTCTTGCTTGACTTTCTTTTTAAAGAAAATCATAGCATCTTGTCTTGCCTTCTTCATCATTTCTTCTGCCTTTTTAAATGATGCTAATATTTTATCAGCTCCCATTTTTTTAGACAGCTTTCCAACTATTCTTTTAGTCGCTTCAGTTCTATACTGTTTAACTAAAAGCTCTTGTTCCTCAATTAGAGGATTAAAGTGTCGACCTATCTTTTGCTGATAATGGTCAACTTTGTATTTTGGCATATTTGCCATAGTGTACCTCTTCTTTCTGTTGTTTATAATTATCCTATATTATCCCTTGACAACATATAAGTCAAGTGTTATATTAACAATATGAAAGCAAATAATTATACTTGTCCAATTTGTACAGAGTTCACTTCTTATGATGAGTGGGCAAAGCCACAGGTTGCGTGTATCAATTGTGGGGTAGAAGAATGAGTTTTACATTTTGGATTGTAGTATTAGTATTAGTCCATATTGGGTTTTTATTCATTTGCCCTTGGGAATAATACTTGAGCCCTGAACCAATAGGCACTTTGGTAACTGTGCACCCCTGTTGGTTCTGGGGTCAAGCTAGAGCCCTGATCCGATAGCCATTGCTAGCACGATTCGAACTAGCTGTCGGATCTGGGGTCTATTGGTGAGTCCGAACGCGGGAAGTTTTGGGATTCCGCCTATCAATAGGCCAACAACAGGACCGAACGGAACTTTGGAACCGGCCCGGATCGCAACCGGATAAAACAGGTCCTGGCGCCAAGATCCAAGCACCAAGCACCACGGAACAGGGAGCAAGCAGCAAGCTCCAAGCCACAAGCGCTTGACAATACTGTAGGGATATTATAGGATGGAAAAAGAAAGGCAAATATGTACACAATAAAAGAACTAAGAGAGCACTGGAGAACCTGCTACGGTGAAGACCTGATTGCAGAGTATCCTGCTTTTATTAAACTATTAATTATGAATCAAAAAAGAATGGAGGAGTTCAATGCAAGTAGTGAAAGAAAGAATCAAGACAGTTAGAGACAAAGAAGGACGAAGAGAGACCAGCAAGGAGCAGCTTCGCAGGATGTGCAAACGCATTGCGGACGACATCACAGAAAAGGCCATCACAAGATATAATGGCTATGAGACTGACCACGACGAAGACGATGAAGGCACGCTGGCATCACGATTCATGGAACATGTATACGATATCCGTTACATCGTGGACAGGGAGAAACGTTACTACGCTGCAGAACTGATGGTTGCCGGAGGCGGACCAACGATATGGGTAAATTTGAACTCAAAAGAAGTTGAAGGCTATTGGGGCTGTGACCGCGTGACTGAGCCCTTCATAGACAACTTAGGGCTGGATGATTATTGTGAGGAGTTATATGCCAGCTCATAGAAAATACGACCACATCATCACCAGGCTGCACAATGAATGGTGCAGGGCAAATGGTTACCCGGAACGGCCGCCTAAATTTCGTCATCGGATCAAGATCCGAGCTTCAAGCAACAAGCCACAAGCACCAAGCGTCAAGCACCAAGCGACTCGAGTAGTTTAATCGAAGATCCAAGCCCCAAGCAGCAAGCCTCAAGCGACAAGCCGCAAGCAACAAGCTCCGTGATTCTTGAACCACGGTACAAGCAGTCCGAAAAAGGTTTCTCGGACCTCGGACCAAGGGTCCGAAGTATGATGAAGGTATTCTCAGGATGAGTCTTATGCCACGCAATTTGGTGTGGTGAAAATCGGATTTTTTTCCCTCTAGTAACTTTGAATTCAATTGTGAAGAAATGATTATTCTTGTTGTACCCCAACACATCAGGCATACCAATAAGGCTTAAATTTTCTATTCTATTTAATATAAGTTGAGGAGATTTCTTTTTAAAATCTTGGTATAATTTTCTTTCTGGACCCATAACTTTTTTGGAGTTACTTAGTAGTCTTGAGCTAGCTTATCTGGCAGTATAATTGGTGATGGCTTCTCAGTTTTTAATACTAATCTATGAGCTGTATGTCCTTTTTGTCCTACAATAGGAACAGAATGTTCATGTACTTCCATACGTCTCACGTCATGTAACTTGCCATTTACTTCTACAAGTATAACAGCATTCTTAACTGCGTCAGATCCCTTAGTAAATGTACTAAGAAATTGTTGCAAGTCTTGAACTCTCATATTACTCCGTTCTTTCTAAGCTTATTAACTTTGTCGTCTACTTCCTGACTAAGTCTCTGATTATCTGTACTTAACTCCTCAATGATAGATTTTTGTGCTTCAATTTGATTCTCTAGTTTAACTTGAGCATGCACTTTCATCTTAAGATCATAAACCTGTTGTCTTAATTGACCATTTAATAACTTATGAACTCTTTCAATACCTTGAACTTCAGCAAGTCTTTTCTTTAAATCACTTATTTGTCTTTCTAAATCTGCTGGTCCTCTATCATCGTGATGTTTTAAGTCATCAGCAAAATCAGGTTTAATCTCAGCTTCTTCTTTGGTAATACCTGCGTTTCTATACTCTTCTTCTTCCGTCATTTTTTTACGCTCAATCGCGTACTCTTCTAATTTTTTAGTTTCAGCCATAGCTTCTTTCTTTGACATCATATGTTGACAATATAGGATAGTTACTCTAAATTGTCAATATAACAAATAACGTAAGGATAGTGCTTTGAGAGTGGTTGGCACATAGATTAGTATAAAAACTCTCACAACTAAAAGATTATGGGATTACCTAAAAGATTAACAGAAATGCAAAAGAGATTTGCCGAATTATTAGTATTTGGTGGACCTGATGGACCTTTAACTAAGACAGAAGCAGCCAAACTTGCTGGATACTCAGAAAAGAGATGTAGGCAAGAAGGATCAGAACTAACCAACCCAAAATTAAACCCACTTGTCGCAAAATATTTAGGTGAGTTAAGAGAAGAAAGATTGAAGAAAAACTCTTTCTCAGCAGCTGTAAATGCTGAAACGAACCGAGGCAAAGCAGCAGGATTATATATAGACCGAAAAATAATAAAAACAGGGAAATTACTAGAGGACCTATCAGAAGTAGAGTTAGAACAAAAAATGAAAAAAATATTGGATGATTATTCACAAATAATAGATGTTACGCCAGACAAAGATCAAGAACAATTATCTTTAGATAAGTCAGACTCTCCTTTAACAAACCATAAATAACTCCATTCTGTAGAACCAGGAGTACACTTCTTCCCAACTTTAACAGAATAAGAACAGCTATTTAATAATACCAAACACGCTGCAAGTAATATAACTGCAAGCACTGTCTTTAATGTTACCAAAGCAACCTTCTTCATTTCATTACCTCTATTTTCTTTATACACCCCATCGGAATACATTGCAAACCCCCTACTTCTAATCCTTTGCTGTCGGTTGAATAAGAAGTAAATATCCACAATTTAGATTTAGTTTTTTTATAGATATAACCAACATCAATACAGGTAGCTACGTTATGTTGTAAGATTTCCTCTTCAGGTATCCACGCCTCATCTGATTGACACGGATCAAACCAAGTCACCCTTACGTGTTTAAATTTTTTAATCTTCTCTGTCATCGTGCCATCTCTCATTAATTTTGGTAGCCATCCACGCAGCAATTGGAATGCATAGTATAAAAGTTATTTCTGCTGCCCTGTAAACACTCACGTCCCATAACTTATACACGATATGGTGAATAAGGATAGGAACAAAAGCACCTACACATAACAATATTGCCATTCTTATGTAGTAAGGATATCTCATATAGTAGCAAATCTCACAAAAAAGGTTTTCTGAAAACCATTTACGCGCGCACGAGCGATTAACTGTACGTGTTTATTAACTTTTTTGACTATTCTTGTAAAATGTCCTTGGATGTCCATTTGATGCTCTAAAAGTATTGATTTTATTGACTTTGGACATTTTAGACATTTTACATTTTGGTAAAATGTCCACACTTTAGCTAGTAATACCAACACTTCTAGCTGATTTGGACATTTTACATCCAATTTCAAAAATTTATTTTTAAAAAAACTTTTCATGAGATTTGATACTATGTATAAAATGTCCAGATGTCATATTTATGCCACATTTAGGACATTTTTCATTCTGCATAAGGCAACGTTGGTTCCGATACACCTTATGCAGCCAGATATAGCCTTCTTCGCCTTACCAACTCGGCACTCTTTTGCTGAAGAGCTCCTCATGAAGACAGGTACTTTGCCTGTTGAACAAAGGGTTCATGACCCACCTTGTTCAAGGCTTTTCCCCAATCCTGGGTATCCTATGTTATACGTGATATGATTCCGAATGTCAATACTAAAAAAATAATTATTTGCTTGTAAGTGTATTTTTTTGAACTACGTTAAAATTGTAAGCAATGCTGACCCTTTCTTGATCACTTTTGTTTGGTTGCACCTCGTGTTTTAGATCTCCAGGAAATATGGCAAAGTCGCCACAATCTGGGTAGTAGGTGTATTCACCTGAATTACATGCTTTGTATTCATCAAACTTACTCAACCAAACTTTTCTCATGCTGTGTGTAGGATTTGGATTTTTAAATACTATACCACCTGTATCTTGATTTACTTGCAGCCAACACACTGCAGAAAAATCTGCATTACCATGGTGGTGTTCTTTGTTAGAATGATATTTACCACTTATATTAATCCAAGGAGAATCATAATGTATTTCAAACGGTGTGCTAAATTTTAAATTCATTAAATACTTTTCTATGTCTGCATGCATTTTTTGCATCATCTGTTTTAGTATTTCGTCTTCTAAAGTAGGGGACTGATATCCCAGAATATTAGAATTAACTGTGCCTTTCGGATGTTTTTGTCTAACTTCAAATGCGTACTTTAATAAATCAGAAATAAGTTTGCTGTCTTTAAGATTACTAAGTTGTATTCCAGTAGAAAAAGTTTCAATAAATGTTGATTCAGGAGTTACCGCAAAACTACTCATACTCGTACCACCCAGTTATTGTATATTTTTTTTCTTTAGTAGCTGGTTCGCCAATGTGTAAATGAGTCCATCCGGCTGGCCAAATATAAAAATTTCCTGCTTTGGGTTCTGCTCTTACATTATGTTGTGGAAAAAGTGTGCCACCACCTTCTTCAATATCATTTAAAAAAATCATCCAAGATAAAAATCTTTTGTTGTAAGTTTTTCCTTCGTTCTCACAGTGTAAATGATGATAGTATTTGCCCGGTTCCCACTTGCAAAACTGTGCTCTATCTGTAAGCTTCCACTTAGCTAAACCATT